TGGTAGCTTGCCAATCTCTGGTTCGCCAACTTTTGCATAGCCGCCATGGACGTGCGGATTTCTGCGGCTGTCATGTTTTGATCACCGGCTGCGGTTCTGCGAAGCAAAGCACGCTCGGACTCGGTGATCTGGCCTTGTCCCCTCATGCCCGCAGCAGCGTCAAGCTCGGATCGTGCAAGACCTTGTACCACCTGACGGGTGTCTGCCAAGGTTTTGTCTGCGTCGGCACCGGCAATGCCCAACTGCTGGCCAACACGCAGCATGGTGGTGCGGTAGTCTGCGGCAGGGCCGAGCACCGCCGTGTCGAGCGCAGGCATGATGATGTCAATGTTTTGCAGCGTGTTGTTTGCGGCCTGTGCCGCATTGAGGCCAGCCTCAAGGCGTGCGGAAGCAACGCCACCAGCCGCACCAACAAACTGGTTGGGGCCGGGTGGCAGCACAACATTTGATGGTGGCTTAGTTGCTGTTCCGTATTGTCCAACGCGAGTCATTCCGGCCTGACCAGTCCCTGCAAGCGGCTGGCCATAAATGTACTCGGTGCCACGGATGTCGGTTGGCAGTGCCTCGTATGGCTGCACACCTTGGACCACACGGCGCTGACCAAACGGGTTGGTCTCGACCATCACCGTTTTGCCATCCATGACCATTGGCTTCGCCTCGCCAAACTTCATTGCCTCTTGGGTCATGTTGAGAAGCGTCTTGCTGCCCTCAACCGGACCCTGTGCGGCGATCAACTGTCGTTGCTGTGGCGACAGCATCTGGAACACCGACTGCTGCGCGGCAAGAGACGACGCGGGCATAGCTGGTGAAGAAGCCCCAGCCGTCTGGGCTGGCATCTGCTGGCCAATCATGGCCGCGTTTTGTGGCGTCGGGCCAGTGCGGCCACCGGCTGGTGCCAGCAACGCCTGAGATGCCGTCAATGGTGCCGAGGGCTGCAACGGTGCGTCGGTGCCCAAACCAGACATCAGCGCACTGAAGTCTTCGCGCTGCTTGGCGGTCAACTTCGCCTCGTCCAGCTTTTGCTTCAGGAGCATCTGCTGCACCGCATTAGTTTGCCCGGACTGAACAGCTTCAGCACCGGCACTTAATGCGCTGCCGAGGTTCTGGCCAAGGGTACGGCGAACGGGGGACGGGCCAGAACCCTCCAGCAGCTTTGCAGCCATCTGCATCATGCTCTGCTTGCGGATCGCTGCCTGCTGCTCGGGCGAGAGCATGTCGGCGTACATGCCACCGGCACTGCCAAATACGTTGTCGAAAAGTCCGGCCATGATTTCTTCCTTTTAAGACAGCGCACCCAACAGGCCACCACCGATGGCACCGTATGGGCCGAACATCTGATAACCAGCCAAGGCACCACCAAGGGCACCAGAGGCTGGGTTGCTGTAGTTTGGCGTGCTGGTGGTGCCCGTGGTGCCCATACCGGGCATCTGCAGGCCCAAGGCGCTTTGCATGATGCCGAGGCGCTCCAGACCCAGATTGCGGGACGCGTTCATCTGCTGCTGCGCCAACTGCTGACGCGCACCACCCAAGCCCATCAGGGACTGAGCGGCCAGCATGTCTGCTGCCGTCTGCGACTGACCCATCTGGCCAAGCTGGCCAGCGGCACCCAGTCGGAACTGGGCACCCTGCAAGCCAGCGGCTTGGTTTTGCATTTGCTGCTGCTGCGCCAACTGCAGAGCCTGTTGATAGCCCTGATTGCGCAGGTTGGCCAGCATTGAGCCAGCCTGCTTGCCGTACTCGCCGGAGGTCAGTGCTTGGGCCACGCCGTGGCGCGAGCCGCCAAAGGCCTTGGACGCCATGGCCTGCTGGCCGGTCTGCTGCACCGCACGCTGACGCGCCTGCTCCAAGTCGTTGAGCGAGGTGTTGACGACCTGCTGTTCAAACGGGTTGAAGTAGTGCTGGGTCAGTGCGGCGTCTGGACGGATGGCCGTTGGCGAGTAGCCAGCGACAGCGCCAGTGAGTTCACCGGCCATGCCGAGCTGCTGCCGACCAACGCCGTTGGCTGCAGCGATGGCTTGCGCCTCGCCCTGCTGGTACAGCGGGTCAAAGCCAGCGAACTGCTGCGCACCCATGTTGTTGGCGACTTGGCGTGCGTAGTCCACGTTGCCAAGGTAGGAGGCCTTGACCTGTGGATCGACCTGAGTCGATGTCGTGCTGACGCTGGGTTCGTTTCCACCTTTGCTCATCTTGTGTACCTCTTAAAAGTCGTAACCGGTTTCCGCACCGTAATCAAAGTAACCACCACCAGCATCGGTGTATGTGGATGGGTCTGGCCCTCTTTCACTGGGGAACGAGTCGTAATTAAAATCACCATAGTCTCTGTGACCCGGACCAAATGGAGCATTGACGCCGGTGTAGTCGTAACTACCATCTAGATTTATGCGAGCAAAATCGGGGTTTTGATTACCTCCATACCCATCACCACCGCCACCACCGCCGACGTAATCCATCAAGCCAACAGGGGTGGGGTCTGCAATCCTCTGATAGCTCTGCAAACGCTGCGATGCGATGTTGGGCAGCAAGCCAAACTGGGTCTGGTAGTCGGTGCCAGCTCCAAGCAATCCGGGCGTCTGGGCCATCATCATGGGACGGTTCAGAATCTGCATCGCCGCCTCGACCGTGGGGTCGTAGATGGCGTCTGGGTTGATGCTCATCTGCGGGAGCTGGTTTGGAGCCTGCACCATGTTCAACTGCGGAGCTTGGTAGCCGTAGCCTCCAAAGGCAGGCGCAGCAGCAGCCAAATCTGGGTTTTGATACGCGTTGTACGCGTCCACAAAACTGTTGAAATTCATGCGGTTTTCTTCGTCCATCACAGCTCCTTTGAGAGCACAAACCAGTTTGGCCTGTAGCCCTCGTCCTTCAAAAATGTACGCTCCCAGCCCTTTCGGCCTGCCAGCGATACCCGTGTACATCCAAGCTCTTTGCCCCACGACTCAATGATGGGTCGCATTGCCTTGAGTTCGTCTAGGTTGCCACCGGCAAGGAAGTAGTGCAAATCCTTGAGCTGTGGGTAAACAACGATCTCCGTCACGACCACCGCGTTGTTACTGGGCCAAATCTGAAATCTGTCAGACAGAACCGCAGCCGCGATGTCGTTGAAATTGTGTGTTCCTCCAGCGTATTCTAAAGCGTCCTCGATCCAGCGGCGGCACCGATTCAGCTCATGAAACGCATCAATCACCGACGACCCCCAGCCACCGCATCGATCCGCATAACGCCCACACGCCAGTTTGATGGCTGGACCTGCTCAATCTTCATCTTGATCTGCCGAGCCGTAAACCGGACCGACGTCGGGTTGGCCATGCTGTACGGGCCAAAATCGTATTCTGTGGCGTTGGGGTAAAACTTGGTGGCAAAGCTGACACGAACATCGCCCTGCGTCAGCTCATCTGGGATCAGCTCCTTGACCGCCATGATGTTGTCGCCGTTGCCGATCTGCACCGGGCCGGACTCGGCAAAGAGCACAGAAGAGTCGTGCGATGTTCCGACCTCGTGCTCGTACAGGTAGCCGTCAGTGCCGACCATGAGTGGCTGCTGGAAGACGTTGCGGTCTGTGCCAGCCGTGCGAGCAATCTTGCCAATGGCCCAGTGGTTCTCGCGGTAGTTGAAAGTGACATAGCTGTCATTTTCCAAGCCTGCATTGCTTGGGTAAAACCACCAGATTTCACCAAACTTGGAGTTGTGGACCGCAACAATTTTTGTCCTCTGGTCAAAGTTGATATTGCTAAAAACAAAGTCTGAGACATCGCAAGGCAGTGGCTTGACGTACCCGTCATAGATAAAGAACCCAGACTTGCTCATCCAAATGGCAGCAGTGTCAATGGCCGCCACAGACTGGGCCGAGATCAGGCCGCAGCCGCTTCCGGCCTTCTCAAAGCCATAAATGAATGGCGCGCCAACATACTGGGCCGTGTGGACATCCACATCTGTAAACAATAGATTGATGCCCTTGACACGTTTGCCAGCCAGTAAACTGCCAGGCGTTGTCAGCTCATAATCGCCTGCCTGGTTGTCGCCTGCCGGTGTCCAAAGGGTATTGTCCTCTTGGTCGCACCACTGCACTTTTCTTGGGTTTCCACCCGCGCCAAGTGCAAACAGGAAACGCTCGGCAGTCACCAAGATGGCAGTGTTACTCACTGGCGCGTTGGTAATGACAGCAGCCAATGTGGGTGTGGCAAAGCCTAGCTGCCACTCGTAAATCTTGCCATCGTAATTTGAGCAAGCCACCAAATACTCGCCCCATGTATCAAGTGACCAAGTGGTGGCAATATCTGCCGATCCAGTGTCTGGCCGTGGCACGCCATAAGCAAAGCTGCCATAGAGGTTTTTGCCGTAGCCTGTGGTGCTGGTGGCATCAATGAAACCAGTCGTAAATCCAGTGGGCGTGATGTCCTTCAGAACACCCAGCACATCCATTGCAAAGAGCTTGGAGTGAGTGCCAAGCCCAATGTAAGAGTCGGCATCGTTGTCGCGCCAAGTGATGATTGCCCTGCAAGCGCCCGTCACAGTTGATGCCGATTTACTGCGCCAGCCGTTGACTGGTCTTAATGTGTTTTCATACCAGCGCACCAAATTAGCGTCATGCCAGCGCCCAGCAGACTGATACTCAGTGCCATTTCGGTAAACACCTGGGGGTAGTTTGATGGGTATGTACATGGCTAAATTGTAGGTAGATTTGAGACAAAAGACACAGTGGCAATCGCTGATGGCACTGCTGGCCGTGTTGGGCTGGTGCTTGTCCCAAAAGCCTCTATGCTTACGCCAGTATTTTCAGTTCTCCACATAATTTCAATGTAATCGTTTGAATTCATGCTTACAAAAAAGTTCAATGCAGCAATGATATGGCTAGGGTCGCCAGTGCCTTTTCTTGCTACCAAGTGAAATCTGCTGTTTGAGTTGTCTACGTTTGTGCCATTCTTGCGAAACCAAATATCCACATCATGGCTGTCGTTGGTGGTATTTTTCAGTTGAATCGAAAACTGGATGTTGAAAACACCAGAGTCTGCAACATTGAGCCTTGAGCTGTTTGACAGCGTGACCCCGTTGGAGATGTCTGTGTTGCCAAATATCACAGCAGTGGCAGCTGTGGTGCTTGCAGCCACTTGATCGGTCAAGTCGAAAAATGCCCCGTGGGGGGTGTTCAAAAACTTGCCACCCCTTGGGCCAAACAAAGCCCCAAGCACACTGATCAATCTTCTGAAGTACCCGTTCAGCGCCCCATTGTTTTCAGCAAAGTAGCGTTTCTCATAAGCCTCTGGCGCAAAGCCAAGGCTTGGGATTGAGGGGACTTCGAGTTGTTGCTTGACATTGGCCATGGGCTAATTATGTCAGGACAGACAGCGCATGGTTGATGTGCTTGATCCGGTCATCTAGGCCAATAAAGCCGCCATTGATCTTTTTGGTCAAAGTCCGGTAGTCTTGACTATCCGCATACTGGTTGAGCTTGTGAGTATTCCAAAACCATCCGGCAGTCAGGGCTGCATACTGGGGCGTGGCCACCAAGTCTGGGTCGGCCCAGAAGTCAACACCCAAAGCCTTGCCAGCGTGAAAATAAGAACTGGAGCCAGTGAGCTGTATGCAGCCTCTGCCGCGAAAACGATACCCATCCCCAGAGGCTTCATCCCTGTTACCCATACGATTTGAGTAAACGACATTGGCAATGAGCTTTGGATTTCTTTGGCAGGCTTGGGCCTTTTCAGCATCAAAGCGCTTGGGCCATGTCTTCATCAGTCCGGCAGCAGAATATGACAGACCCTCTTGAAGCATTTTAAAGTTGCCACACTCATGGCCACACTGGCCAATAAAGGCAGCCTGGCGCAGTGGCGTTAAAATGTCAAAGCGCTGAAAAGTCTCATTAAGCGCATCGACCCACTCTGGGCCAATGTGCAGTTCTTTAAGTTGCTGACTATTGACCATTGACCAAACTCCTTACTTCGTTATAGGCATCAATGCAGGCATTGAGCTGGGCCGTGTTCCTGTCACCTTGGGCCACTATTTCGGCAATGGCTTGGAGGGTTTCTCGCTCGGCATCAGGAGCTGGGTCAGCCGGTCTGTCAGATTGGCTTCCTGTTTCTTTGCTATCTGGGGCGGTAATGGTGGCACTTGCGCTGGCTTGAACACAACTGGGGGCTGAGATGCGCACCCTGCCAGAGCGAATAGCACGATCAAGGGCAGACTGCTTTTGATTGATGACATTAGTGGTCTCCTGTAACTTGGTTGCGTTTGCATTTAATTGCTCGTTAAGTTTTTGCTCGGTAGCTCTGGCTTCATCATTCTTTTTGGCAATGGCAATCTGCATTTCAGCGTCACGATCTGACCATCCATAATGATAGCCACCTCGGTAAGAGCCAAACAAGGCAATGCCGATTGCCAGGGCGATATAGGGTAATGGGATGCCAAACATTATTCTGACTCCGTTCTTGCCTGCGCCAGCTGTTCGCGCTCATGGTCATCCTCAAGATGGTCCGGTGGCGTTGTGGGTGGTGGACCAGGGGTCCAAGACTCATCTAGCTCTGGGTTGGTCCACTTGGGCATAGCGCCAAATGGCTGGCTTGGGATGCCATTGGTGGTGGCGTTAAACCCGTGGTTGTTGCTGTAGCCATATTGGCCTACTGGCCTAGCCGCCTTGCATGGGCTGGCACATTGGCTGCTGGCCCATGGGTGGCTGCTGCCTAGAAGTCATTGCCCGTTTACCAATAACACCGCCAATGCCGCCCACAATCAATAGAACGATATCGTTCAGCATCTTTGTATATGCCTGGTCAATGGGGGCCATTGATTTAATTGGCTGAGTGACAAAAGTCACTGAGTACAAAAGAGAAATTACGATAAAGAAAAGAATCAGGGTGACAGCAAGCACCACAATGCTCCAGACCCTGACCTCGATCTCTTCAGTTGTTAGGTTTAACTTCGTCAACTTTTTTCTCCAAGATTGGTGCTACCAAGTATTCTGGGCAAGTCTGAGTAAATAGGCATCTAGGCTTCTGGCACTCAGTTGCGTGAAAATTGTCAGGATTCTGGCACTTATAGCGATAATTCTCTTCGCAGCCAGTCAGCAATAAAAGAAGCAATAGATATCTCATTTGCCTAATCCTACCTTACCAAGCAGTAAATTGACAATTTTGTCAGATAAGTCATCTGGCAAGAACTTTAGAAAACCCAAGAAATAAAGTGCCACGCATCCATAAACGAATATCTTGAGGCACATATCAAAGGTCTTCTGATACTCATTCACCGACCACACCTTCTTGTTGTCTCACAGAATGTCATCAATTCATTCACACCGACAAAGACCAAAAACAAGACAAAAGCACAGCCGCCAATGATCATGGCCAGCTCGTTCATCTCTTGTTCTTTTTCTTTGGCTTTCTTATCTGCGGCTTTCAATGCGCTCAATTCTTTGGCATCAGCAAGGTCCATCTCGGCCTGCCTGGCTTTAATCTTGTTCCAGACATCAATCTTGCCAGTCTGCATAAAGAGCATTTTTAGCTCTTCCTCAAAGGCTCTGGCCTGCTCCAGTGCCATCTCAATCTGCAAAGCTGTCCCCATGTTGGACCCCTTGCCAGACTGTTTGGCTTGAAGCATGGCCTTGGTGGCCACAGACTTGGCATCGAAAAGTTTGCCAATCATTGGCGCGAGTGAGCCAAGGTCTTGGGCAACACCTGCTGCCTTCTTGACCATGCTGATGGCGCTTTGTATTCCCGCCAGGGCTGTAATCGGATCGATCATTTCTTTTCTACCTTTTTCCATTCAAGGCAAACAACCCTCCGATTGTAGACATCACCAGTCCATGTCCACTTGGTGCATCGATATTCGGCAGCAGCTGCTAGTAAGACCAGAGCATAGATCATGGCCACATCAAAATGATGACAAAACTACCCCAAATGACAAAGACAGTGATGCAGACCGCGGCAATGATTGCCACGGCCCAGTCTTTCATAGCCCCAACATTTTTTTCACAAATTCGGCAGCCACCCCTGGTCCAAACAAAACCGCGGCAATCACGATGTAAAGCAGATATTCAATCTTCGTCATGCGCTTTGAGCCAGCGGCAAAACTTTGCTGAATGCCCTCGTATCTTTCAGCACAAATGGCCTCATGCACTGACAGTTTGGCTTCTGTCTCACTGATCATTTTGTCTGTCATGGTGCATCATGCCC